AGTGTATTCTTTCTCGTAAGTGCCAGCTTCACGGGCTGCCTCACTATCTTCGGGTACCTCAACGGTAGCATCTGCTCCTGCGGCTTGCGCGGTAGCATCTTCCCCTGCCGCAACAGCGTCAGTGGGTACGGCACTTTTGTCCATATAGTACGGCACTTGAGAAGGTTCTTGCATAGGATCTGGAGCGACAATATCCTTACCTTCAACTTTTAACTGTGTTGCGCTAGGCAGGTTCTGTAACAAGGCTATATTAGCCGCTTCTTCTTCTGGCGTAACTGCTCCTTTGTGATAAATTCCTTCGGATGAGCCCGTTCCGCCAAGTTTGATTAAGTCAACTCCCGGTGCAAAAATGTCTCCAGATAATATACCTTCTGCTAATTCTGGAGGAACGTCTGTCAAACCCGCATTAATCCTTAGAGCTTCTACAGGTGTGATAGTGCCTTTTCCGGACAGCAACTCTTGTTGACGATCACCGCTCATTTGATTCATCGTTTTGCTAGTTTCAGTCAAAAAATTAGCTCCACTCGTACCAATAACATCGATTATGGAGGGAATAGCCAAAACCGCCTGTTGACCAATATCTTCTCCCACAGTTTGCGGAGCTTCTTCTCCAAACAAGTACCGCTTTGTGCCTGAAGTTAATGGATAACCCTGAAACGGTGCATACGGGCCTTTAGGTGTGGTTGCACCAGCTATACCAGCCACTTCCGGCTGTTGAAGCGCAACGGCACCAGATGTGTCAACCATTTTTTTCAATGGTCCAATACCGCTTTCTTCTAAAGACATGCGTGTGTTTAGTTGTGGCGATCTAAATCGAGACAACACCTGCGCTGCTACGTTTGCGTTAACCGGACTTGCCCCTGTCTGGGTGCGTAAGTATACTTGTGGGTTAGCCCCAGACGTAATCATATAGTTCTGGTTACCTATACGCAAACTATCCGTTCCAACCGAACCTCCGGCTTGAAACTTCTGTACAGGCAGATTTCTAATGCCTGCGGCTTTGTTCAGACCGTCACGAGCATTACGCTTGAACATCTTGCGGTTAGTTACGTTCATCAGCCGCCTCCACCGAACGGGTTAAGTCCGCTAAATATACCGCCTTGCCCAAATGCGCCAGCTTGCTGAAGCCCAGCGATACCCATACCGATACCGCCAATTTGAGATAACCTGCTAGGTGATGGAGAAGTTGTAGACGTAAGAGTGCTGGTTGTAGACGGCACGCCACGGAAGATATCTGACATAAATCCAATACGCTGATACGGCTCAAACTGCCGCTCAAGGTTGGTTGCACGCTGTGCTTCCAGTTCGGCTTGCTGTTGCTGTTGCTCCATGCCGCCAAGTTGCGAGAGCATAGAAACGTCTCTACCTTGTGCCGCCTGCGCTGATTCACCCAGTGCCGCTTGTTGTAGTCCGAGTTTACCAAACAGCTCACCCGCTTGTTGTGCTCTATCCTGTGCAGACTCAAATGCCTGTGCCCGTAGCTGTGCAGATTGTGCGGCAAATTTATCCGCTACGTTACGCTGAAGTTCCTGTTCCGCCACTGCCTGACGCGATCCGCCAAACGCACCAGACTTAATAGCCTCCGCACCAACACGCTGACGCTCGATATCTGCCTGCCGCTGAAGGTCTTGAAGGCCTTGCCCTAATACATCATCTAGGAATGGATTCTGATACTGCTGGTAACCTTGAGGGCCAAGTTGCGAGACTCCCTGCTGCAACGTCTGAGCACTTGCTTCCATCATAGGTTGATATGCGCCAATGCCTGACCCAAGCTGGATAGCTTGCTGTTGCAACGGTGTCATTCCCGCTACTTGATACCCAGGAATAGATGTTGGTTGGCCAGCAATAGCCGAGGTGCTGGCCAGCAAATCCTTTAAGAAGGTTTCTTGGTACTCTGGAAGTACCGTTACTGCTTCGGTGCGGACTGTTTCAGCCATTACGCCATCCTTTCAAACTTATCCATTAAGGCGTACATGCGTTTGGCACCCTTATTAGGGTCGCCATTTCCTGCGCCTTCAACTGCTTTTTTGGTCATAACAAACTCCTGATGCGAGAGTCTCGCTTCTTGGACTTTCTCACCGTTTTGAAAAATGCCCGCTTTTACGTCATCTGAAGTTCCCGTCCCGGGTCCTTCTATGTAGCCACCGGGGCGAAATGCTGCAATTCCGCCTTGTGCGAAATTGTTGTCTTTCCGCTCTTGAACAGCGTTCTCTAATTCTTCAACCGTATTATACGCTTTTCCTGTCGCTTGATCCACAAATAATCCAGCTATTGGTGAACCCTCGTAATCAGGGCGAGATTCAAGGTCAGAAGCGTCAAAATCCTCAATTTCTTCAGGCTCTTCTAATAGACCAAGTAACGAAGACCCCAAGAAAATATCCCCACCTGAAATGCCCGTACCTAAGATACCCTTTTGAGTTGCCGCTTGTGTAGCCGCCTGTTGTGTAGCTGCTTTTGCCGCCGCCTGTTGTGTAGCTGCTTGTGTAGCCGCTGCGCCAGTGGCAGATTGTGCTGTTCCCGCGCCTGCAACTCCTGCGTTACCGAGCAAAGAACCTGACCCACCAGCCAAAATAGCGTTCATCACCGCATCTTTTGGTTTACCACCAGCCGCTAATGTGCCGATGCCAGAGCCGAGAGCCGCGTTCATAGCCGCACTACCCGCAGGTCCACCAAAGAAATACCCTGCCGCTGCGCCAGCTATTGGAAGAAGTGATTTTAAACTAAGTCCCATTACGTTACTACCTTTACCGTGCCACTATCATTATACAGTGCTCCGCTCTCAAGTCCAGAGGCAGATGTAGGGAGGTCGGTCAGCGTTATTTTTGTACCCCGCAACTCTCCTGCTGTACGCTCTTGATCAATGAACGCCTCTATAGCTCTGACTAGATCATCCATATACTGTCTGTCATATTCAAATGGAGCAGTTGGTAGTCTGGGAGGTGTTAAGCCAACTAATGCCATTTACCGCCTCCCATCTTCACGAACATCGACTCTGGGTGCGCCGATTCTCCATCGAGTGCCTATTGAATCGGAATCAACTTTAATAGCAAATGAACGCCCTCGTAAACGCATATCCAACTGATTTGTAAACTGCTCAACGGGAGATGTAGCAGATCTAGTGACTGATTTTGAAACAGTGGTATCATATGCCGCTCCTGGATATTCTCGTGTTTCTAATGTGAAGTTGGCTACGGGAGTACCACTAGTAGACCCCGTAAACGTGAGGTCAGGTATAAGTCTGTGTATGAGTAAGAACTTGTCGCCATCTCCAATGTCTATTTGACTGGACTCTATGTAAGCATCCATGGCTGACCCGTCATCGTCAGAACCAATTTCGTGGTTGTACAAGTAATTACTACCGCTATCTGCCCCTGCCGCTATCGGGTATGTTCGTAATCCTCTATCCCGCCAAGCTGTACGAGAAAGACTACCGTAATACCACGCTTTTTCTAGGTAGTTGAAAACAACGTAGCTGTCATTTTCATCGCTTCCTGATGAAGGATAGAACCAGAAAACCTCTCCCCACTGTGAGTTTAAACCAGCTACAACCTTACTTGATTGAGCTTGATTAAAATTTCCAAAGACATAATCTCGCACCGTACAAGGTAGATTCGCCGTTCTACCATCATAAATGTAGAAGTTATCTTGCCCCATCCAAAATACGAAATCTTCTGCCGCAACACCTGCGTTTGGACCCATTATGGTAACACTAGAGGCAAGTTGCTGTATGCCAAAAGTAAAAGGTGGTCCTACAAAGCGCATCGAATGAAGGGAGCGATCTGTAAATACAAGGATTTCTCGTTTAGTTTCAATAGCTGTAATAAATTCGGAACCAGAGCCAAGGCGCAAGTCTCCGGCAGTATTAGTCGCGGTTGGTGTCCAGTCAGTTAAACTTTCTTGGTCGGAAAAACGAATAAGCAAAGGATCCTGATCAGCACTTCCTAGAGCGTTAACACCAAACGCAATAACGTGTCTATCGTTATCTGAAACAAGAATCTGTTTAGCTATAGTAGGTGTATTAGAAGCTCCTCCTAGCGTACCTATTTCTACAGCTCTTGCTGAAAGTGTTGATGACTTGTCCCAATAGTATATCTCGCTATCTCGTGGGTTAATCAATAAGTCTTCGCCGAAGTTGTCGTGTGACCAAAGGCGTAGTTCAGCGTCAGTGCCAATAGTTGCGGCAGAACCCCAAGTACCTCTACTCCATGTACTTGCACCCCAACCCGTGCCACCAACTTGAGTATCCAAACCAACATTAATTTGATATGTCCCTACGACACTTGCACCACCGTTACCCGTGTCTGATGCATTTGCCGCTGATGCAAGAGTAACTTCATAGCTGTTAGCATCAACAATTTGCGTAATTTGGTATTCTTGATTTAAAACCTCTGCGGTAACTAAACCTCCAAGGGTCGCCGCACCGGAAAAAGTCACAAAATCATTTTCATCTGCACCATGACTAGTGTCCGATACTGTAAGCGTTGTACTACCGTTTGTAGCAGAAAAAGTCACATCACCCGCAGAAGTAGTGGCTCTAATAGGCGTAATATCGCTAAAACTGCCACCTTCTTCAACGTAATACTTAAAGTTAGTTCCTACACCCATGTAATTAGAACCATCAAGCGCGATCCAATTATGTAATGCTCTAGCAGTACCTAGATATGTGCTTGAACTATATTTTTGCCAACCACCGATCTTTTCAGGGTATCCTAGATGAAAACGAACCTTATCACAGTCAAACCAGCCGCCTTCGTTAGCGTATGAGGTTGACTCGCGGTTTATTCCTGGTCTGAATTGAAGTTTGGCTAGTGGCATGAGCGTATCCTTTGATCAAGGTATTTTACAACATAAACGCCCAAAGGTAAATATCACAGTATTTTACGCATATTACCTAAAGGAAAGTATGGAGCAGTGACTTGATAGAAGAAAGTTATCAGCGTTAATCTTGTTTCGCCTTCTTTTATGTTAGTCTCCGCTTTATGAGGTTGATGGCCATCAAATATCAAGTGGCTATTAAACACAGAGTCAAAATGTGCAGCCTTGTAAAATTTACTATTGTGAGCGTCAAGTTCTTTAAAGTATGCTTCTTTGTCTTCTATAGAATTTTCTTGGTAATGATTAACTTTTGATTCCTTTGCTTTTTCGGAGTAGTAGACATCCCCTGTTGACTTAGGCAAATAGATTCCTGTGCCGTTACCTAACATATTAGGCGATAAATATATAATAGACGTGAACGTAGCTTCTCTGTCGTCATGCACCCAAGTTTTAGTACCGTCAACAAGGTCGTCATAAGTTATCTTTTGAAAACGAGCATCTGCATTCCAGTAGACAAAAGAAGATTTGTCTGTGATTCCAGGGTAAAAAATAGATAATGTTCTTTGACAAAGGAACCTGAAAAACTCTGGGGCAACAAGAGACATATCCTCCGTCCTTGCTCCAGGGTATGTTCCTAGGTTTCTTTCGTATTCTAAAGAATCAGCAAAATGAATGATATCATATGGGTTATCAAAAAAGTTTAGTATTTGCGTATTAGGGAAATTCATCACTACCTCCAAGCTGGACCTTCTATCCAAGAAACTAAACTACGTCTTAGTCCTTTGGTCACAGGTTCCACTTTATGTGGACGAAAGGAGGGAAAAACTAAAATAGAGCCCCGTTCTTTAAACCCTTCTGGCTCATCGTTCCAAAAAAGAAAATTCCCGCCCTCGTAATCAGAGGGGTCGGAAAGTTGAACAACAATAGATAACTTCCTGTTAAAACCCCCGTTTTTTGAAAAAGTATCAACATGCCAATCATAATGGCCTTTTTGTCCGCCTTTATATTCAGTGTATTGAATGTCATATACCATTGACGCATCAAAACCAAACTGTCTGTTTGCATGTGCAAAATATTTTTGAACTAGCGAGGATAAAAAACTATCTTCTTGAACCCAGCGAATGTCACTTATTCTTATCTTAGGTTTAGTGTCGTCTGCTGGAGTCCCCTCATCAGTAAAAATTAATCCTGGCTCTGGCTCAAAAAGATATGATTTTTCTATGACTAAATCGCATGTTTTTGAATCTAGTTCACCCCTCCATATCCAATAAGGATGCATCACAGCACCTGTATTTTTGAGTTGGATATAGTTACTGTTGGGTAAGTATACTCTCGCACAATATTTTGACTTCTGTCACCAGTGTAATGGTTGCCCGTCATCAAAACCCTCCCGTTTTCTGTCGTGCTATTTAAAAGACGTTTTATAAATGTTTTTTGTTTACAATAAGGAATATAGGGTAATACCGCGCCCATGCAAAGCACTAAATCGTACTTTTCGGCGGGCCACTTGTGACGAAAGTCTAGTTTAGGGTGTAGTGTTTTAGCGGCATCGTGAATATCATAACACACTACGGGGAAGGGTAGTGCCGCTTCGATGTCCCCATTTCCACAGCCAATAGATAAAACAGCACCACCAATGTAACGCTGTTTTATTCGATCTACTTGTTTGCTTACATAAGACTCGTAATTGGGAAACAGCTTTTTATACGAACCGTCAACCATACATGAATAAAAGTCTGTTATGTTTTCGGATACTGTACTTTTATTGCAGCAACATGAGACTGCCATGCTTCTAGCCCGTTTTCTGTAATATATTCAATCTGCGAGTCTATACCACCGTAAGCATCAACTCTATCTTGATACCATTGTGGCATATAAACAGGGTCTACTGCTACTTCTGTTGTACCAGGAGGAGGTGAAGATGTCCCTGTTCGCCCTTCAGCAAGAAAACTAGGTGCTGAAGTATCCGGCAGTGGTTTGTAGTTCCAAACTGCGGCATCAAATTCTTCTTGAGTCATATTACTGTAAGTTTTAACTCTAGCCCATGAACCGTTCGGAAACCGTACATCTACGTCACCATTATCGTGAATTGTTTCTACTGTATAATCACTCATTTTACCATTTCCTCATAGGACATTTACTCGTTTGAATCTTGGTCTTTAAGTACATAAGACACCCACATTTTTTGCATTGATTAATAACAGGTCTAAGCCACTCGCAACTTTTACAAACCGCCATACGCTCTTCTGCCGTCATTAAGTAGCCCCTTGAACAGTGCCATTATTAGTGAATGAGCAAGCTACACTTTGTAAAAGTGCGTTTCCAGCCGCACCGCCAGCTTGACCGCTACCGCCAGCTTGACCGCCAGACCCAGAGGAACCGACAACATATCTTTCATCGTTGTCACCGCCGCTACCAGGAGCCCCTTGATATACTTGTGGCCAAGCATAGAAACTGTTACTGCCAGTAGAGCCACTAGATCCAGATGTTCCGCTACCGCCAGCGGTACCAGCGTTACCAAAACTACCGCCATTACCGCCTGTGCCGCCGTTACCGCCAGTGCCGCCTGTGCCGCCGTTACCTGGAAGGGACGGAGTTCCACTGCTCGTGCCTTGACTTCCACCAGAACTTCCCCCTGAACCGCCAGTACCTGAAGAGCCGCCAGTACCTGTTCCAGCATCCTGTTGATACCCCTGCCCAACACCACCATTACCGGCAGAGCCGCCAGAGCCGCCAGCACCGCCAGCACCACCACCGGATGGCCCATAAATTGTATAACATGCAGAATAGGACATATCACCCATAGCACAACTTCCGAAAGTACTGTTAGATCCAGCCTTCATTGTTGGCTGGCTGGCGCAATTTCCGCCGCATACTTGGTTAGTCGGAGGGGCATTAGTATACGCTGGACCACCATTACCGCCAGCTCCACCATTGCCGCCAGCTCCACCATTACCACCAGCTCCACCGCCACCGCGTAACGTACCGTTGTTAGTAAAGGTAACACTAGGTGTATTAACACGAACGGCAGAACCGCCAGCTCCACCACTAGGACCGCCAGCCCCTGTAATTGTACCTTGGTTTGTAATAGTGATTGCACCAGAAGAACCAGATGAAACGTGAATACCGTACTGGGAGTTACTTTCGCCGCCTAACTCTACCCCAGACTGAACCTCTACTTGCTTTGGGTAATCAACAGCGTAATCGTCACCAAAAACTGTAGATAGGTCTTGGTTTGTAGCTGTTGACGAATACGTCTTTTTAAATCCTTTAGCGGTGTTCCTGTAGTCAGAAAAGTCTAACGCTCCGGTTTCAGGAACGCTTGCCGCTAAATTCGTTGTAGCATTATTTGCCGCATTAGCACGAACATTCGTAGTGCCCCGATAGTAATCTGATATAGAAACCCCACCAGAACCACCAAACTCAGTACGAATATCGCTAAATGAAACGGTACCAGAACCAATAGGCATTTATGGACTCCCAAATGCTGTGATGTCATCCGCTGATGTTAAAGCACCATTAGATGCAACTTTGAAAACAGTTGTGCCGTTGTATTGGAACAACAAATCATTATCCCCTGCATCTAACAGAACGCCCCATTTACTACTTCCAAACAAAATAGAGTTTCCATTAGTGTCAAGATTTCCACCTAACTGAGGAGATGTATCGTTTACCAGATCGGTAGGAGGGCTTAGACTTCCAACAGCCGCACCTGCGCCTGCACCGTCAGCGTAAATAAACCCTGAGTTACCATCAGAAACGGTCACGTTTGCTCCAGACCCCTGTGTGAAGATCGCGTCTTGTCCGGAAGCATTTACTACAGCGTAAAATTTTGCGGCATCATTCGGAGCAATCGTTATAGTGTTTGTTCCTGATGGTGAGCCACCTAGAATAAGGATTTTATACATCCCGTCCGACAAAGCTCCGTCAGAGGTTGTAAGCGTATGAGTTGTTCCAGAAAGAGTGATTGATCCAACACCGTTTATAGCGCGATCAACAATATCAAGGTTCAGGTTGGTCGTAGTACCCCAAGTACCCGACTGTTCTCCTGTTCCGATTTTTTCTATTCCGGTATTAGGTGTGTATGTGCTTGCCATGTTAAGTTTCCTCTACTAGATGGAATTATATCACTGTTTTAAACAAATGAAAAGTGTCATGCCGCTACCTCTGTCCATGTCGTTCCTGGATTCGGAGCAACACTTGTCCAGCTCGTTCCTGGGCTTGGCGTTATTTTACCCCAAACTACTAAATTTCCTAAATTTGCAGTAGCAGATACAGACGTAAGTTCGACTGTTGCAGTTCCTGTAACGGATTCAGAACCAATAGCTGTTGTCCCAGCCAACCCTGTTGGCTGTACATCTACCTGTATTGTTACCGTAACGCTTCCTAACTGCGATGTACTAGAAACACCTGTAGTAGGCGCACCTGTATCAGTCACAGGAACAGGAACACCTGTTTCTCCTGTCCCAGAAACACCTGTAAGAGTTAGGTTACAGGTTCCAATAACCGATTCGTCACCAAGCCCTACAGAGCCTGTCATACCATCTTCTGTTACAATTGCTCCCGCACCAACAAGTACAGATTCAAGCAAGGTTGTACCAGAAACACCCGTTGGCACGACAACAGCAGAAGCCGCAACACTTAAAGACCCAACGGCACCCGTTGCTGTA